AAACGCTTCATCCTGATCATGCACACCGATGCGTCGATCACAACCGAAGTTCTCCGCCTGACCTTCTCTTCGAAGGCAGAAGCAAAAGCAGAAGCCAAGCGCCGCGGCCTGAAGGCTTGGAACTACTAATCAAAACGGGGGTCTCGGCCCCCAACTCAAAAAAGGACAGTGAAATGAAGACTTTTGAATACCACCCAATCGCCAACTCAAAGCTGATTGGCGTTTGCCCAGACGGCACCCCACTGCGCTCCTGGTCCGAAGGATCCCGCACCTTCATCGAGACCTACATTCACTTCACCGCATCATCTGGCACCACCTACGGCCTCGTGAACGTCGTAGAGACCACCGCAGTCTAATTCCATCATAAAAAAGGACAGTGAAATGAAAGACTACTCAATCAGCCTCATGGATACCTCTGGCCGGGTCGCAGTGCTCTCAATCTGGGGATGCGACCTTGATGAGCTTATCTCAGCCGGCGTGGCCCTCACCGCAGCCTGCGATCAGCTAGAGCAGGAGGCTTTTGATACCGCGGTCAACGATGGCCGGATCGGTGAAGAGGCTGGGATGTTCGACTCAGTCAACCACCCATGCCCGTAAGGGTTTCCCCTAGTAAAAAAAGTTGAAAAAAGTTTACACAGACCGATTCGTTTGTGCCACTATTTGTCTACGGTCACTAACGATCGCAACCCAGAAAGGACAGTGAAATGAACATCGAGCAAGAAATCAAGCGGTTCCTCGAAGACCAGGCACATCCAGCCATCGAAGATGCAGAGTGGGCAAAAGAGTATCTGGTCGAGCAGTTCGTGACCTTCGCCAACTTCGAGGCGTTCAAGGTCGCAGGCTTTGAGAACTTCGAGTGGGTCCAGAACCTGATCGACGAACCATCACACTCCTGGGCAATCCAGTGGGTGGCAGAAGAACTCGCGCAGCTCGAGGGCCAATAAGATGGACGACTTCGAAATCAAACAGCAGCGGGAAAAAGAAACCCGCGCCCTGGTCGAGCAGGCCGTCGATCGGATGTTCAACGAATGCAAACTGGACGAGAGCATAAGGAAGGGGTTCTCTCTAGGTTGCACCACCGGGATAGCCGCAATGCTCTTCCTGGATCTCTCTGAAGAGCGGCAGAAACACTGGATGTATTTTTTCAATAAGGAACAGAAATGACAATCGCATCAGCTAAAGTGGCCACCAAGTGCCTGGTACTCAACGGCATCAACCTCGTCCCACACTTCCACATCGCCGGCTACTACGCCCTACCAGGTGGACTGATAGCCAGTGAGAAGGAGCTGGTCCGCCGCGGGGCAAAGAAGAGTATGCTCATGCTCTGGCCAAAGTTCAACTAACACAAGAAGCCGGGGAGACCCGGTTTTTTTATGTCTGAAATGAAAATCATTCCAATTACATTGCGGCAGGCGCAAGAGTTTGTGAAGGATCATCATAGGCACAATCGCCCACCTGTCGGTCATAAGTTTAGTGTTGGCCTGGCAAACGAAGATGGTAAGCTGATTGGAGTGGCTACGGCAGGACGCCCAGTATCAAGGCATCTAGATGATGGGCTTACGCTTGAGGTCAATCGAACTTGCACGTTGGGCGACCGCAACGCCAACTCTATGTTGTACGGCGCTATTTGGCGAGCTGCAAAAGCAATGGGCTACGTTCGCTGCATAACCTACACCCAGCATGATGAAAGCGGGGCGTCTTTGCGAGGAGCTGGGTGGGTCAAAGCCAAGGAACTGCCCCCTAATACAGGTTGGAGCAAACCATCAAGGCCTCGTGAAGACATTGGGTCAGGTGGCGTCTCTCGCACAAGATGGGAGATTCAAACTTTTTCTGTGCCATAATGGTCGCTCGCTCCCATGCGGTCCGTCGGTGGTGGGAGCTTGCAAACCCCGTTACACGAGCAAGCCAGAGCGGGGGCGGTGGGCGAATCCTAGAGCCGGGTGGTTGAAAGAAGTCTGGGAAGCGTTGCCAGAGCAGCGTAAAGCGGTCCTGTGTCTTTTACATAGATACGGTAAGGGCTAGCATTGCCAGAAAGATAAGAAAGACAAGAAAAGAAAAGATAAATATAAAGTGACGCCGCTGTCGCTATTTGTTTTTTTCGGAGATTTTAAAATGCACCATGTAACGGAGGCCAATCAAACGATAGTTCGTACACTAGCGGCTGCTGGCATTCGTCATGAGGATATCGCCACTAAGATCGGTATATCTCAAGATACCCTGGTCCGTAAGTACCGCAGAGAGCTTGATGATGGACGTATTGATGCCACCTCAGAGATGGCTACCTCGCTCTTTAATGCAGGGAAGAACGGGAATATCCCCGCGGCCATCTTCTGGCTAAAGTCCCGTGCAGGATGGAGTGATCGCTCCCAGATTGAGTTGACCGGTGAGAACGGTGGCCCCATCAAGGTTGACACAACGGTGTTTGACGCCATAATTACGAATCTAGAATCTAAGCGTCAATTGGAAAATCAATGATCATCGGTATCTTTACGCCTCTCTACTCACGGCCAGACTTTGCAAGATTTGCAGCACTCCAGTTCGCAGCACAGACCATAAAGCCCGACCTGGTGGCATTTCATCAGAACGGCACCCCAGACAGCTTCCAGTGGGCCATTGATGATCTGGAGTTGCCATACCGCTACGAATGGATACACACCCATGATCACCTCGAGAACCAATGCCTGTGGTATTCGATACCCTTGAGGTTCTTGATCGAAAATGGCTGCCAGTATTTCTTTTGGGCAGACCACGACGACATCTATCGCTCCAACCATCTCGAGGAGAGCCTTAGGGACCTGCAAAGAAACGATTTTGTGGTCAACTCTACCGGTGGCCTGCTGAAGGTTAAGCCAGGGTTCTATGATTACTATCGCGGTCCGTTCGAGGCTCACGATCCTGGTGGCATCAGCTCATCAATGGCGTTTAACAGGACGTTCGCCGAAGAGCTGCTCAAGGACCTCGAGGCCAACACCGAGCACTACTGGGCTGACAACGTAGTAAGCAAGGTGACGATGCCCAAGTTCCTCTGCAAACACAACCCTGACAAGATGACGGTCACCTACGTCTGCCACGAGGGTACTGTGTCGTCATCTCACTGGCTTGAATGAATGACGCCGTAATTGAGACGCTATCGGACCCTAACGTCAAGGCAAAGTTTGCTGCGTTGTCCGAAGAACAAAAGGCCGCATTCCTGTGGCGGGCAAAGTGGCTGACCCAGGCTCATAAGCACCAGATAATGCCGCCAGGGGACTGGTGGAGTATCTGGTTACTCTGTGCAGGCAGGGGAGCCGGAAAAACGAGACTAGCCGCGGAGCAGATAGGGTGGCTTGCATGGTCTAATCCAGGCACTCGAGCCCTTGTTGCAGCCCCAACCTCATCTGACGTCAGGGGAACCTGCTTTGAGGGCGACAGCGGGCTCCTTAACGTCATTCCTCCTATTTTGGTAGAGGACTACAACAAGTCGCTGCACGAGCTAAAGCTAAAGAACGGCAGCCTCATCAAGGGTATCCCAGCGTCAGAACCAGAACGCTTCCGCGGCCCTCAGTTCCACTTTGCCTGGGCGGATGAGCTAGCGGCCTGGGATTATCTGCAAGCGGCTTGGGATCAGATTCAGTTCGGTCTGCGGCTGGGTAAGCGGACGATCATGATCTGCACCACCACCCCCAGACCTAAAGACTTGATCATCGACCTGATCGGCAGGGACGGCGATGATGTTGTGGTGACTACGGCATCGACGTACACCAACCTGGCCAACCTATCGCCCAACTTTCAAAGACAGATCCTGCAGTATGAGGGGACGAAGCTTGGGCGCCAGGAGATTTTCGCCGAGATCATTGATCCTGAAGAGTCGGGCATTGTCAAAAGGGATATGTTCAAGTTATGGCCTGCAGATAAGCCATTCCCGCGGTTTGAATACATTATCCAGAGTTACGATTGCGCCTATACTGAAAAGACGCAGAATGACCCGACTGCCTGTATTACCTATGGCGTCTTTAAACCGACTGACGATCCAATGGCTGTGATGGTCATTGATTGCTGGCAGGATAGATTACAATACCCCGATTTACGGCCTAAGGTAATTGAGGAATAC